ATCAAGTCTGTGTCGCTAAGCAAGAAGTCAAACCGAAACTTGCGGCCAGGTATGAGCACCTGCTCCTGCAAATACGGCACGCCGGCCGCCTGCAGCTGCGCTGCCAGCGACCGCTCGCCTGCACTGCTTGGCTTATCTGCGACACTCACGCGCCACTACTTTTGCAGCCCCCAAAAAGTGCGCCAGTAGTTAGCTGCCGGTACTAGTAAATTAGTACCGGCGCAGCACTGTATCTGGCGGTTGCGACTGCGCCAGTCTGCGCCAGTCAGAAACAGCCCACTGGCGCAAACGCTATTCACGTATTCATTCATTCACGCATGGCCTTTATTAGCTGGTCATTGAGCACAATCCACGCCTTGGCCGCCGTTTGTGGCACTACTCCATTACCAAGCAACCGCAGCCGGTCAACCCTGTGGTTTTGGCCGTTGGTCACTCGCTCGACCCCCATTTCCCAAGATCCGTCCATCCAAGAGGCAGGCCCATCAAACCCTCGACCCAATTTGCTGCTAAGTGGCCCCTCACTTTGTCTGTCCCTTGGCCGTTGATCGCCGCGTTCGGTAGCGCGTCGAAACGCCTGCTCTTGCCGTCCTTCCTCGTCAGGGCTTCTTCTTTGTAACCGCCCTTGTAGTCCCGCGCTGTCGGCGTCGGAAACTGCTCCAGCTTCCCCTGTCTGGCCAGTGCTACTAAGTTCTTCGAGGCTTGACTGTCGCCCTGCATCCGATACTTCTCGACGTCTCCCACTGCTGGCGTGGGATATTGCGGCTGATCGAAAACTACTGCCGTCAGGTTGTTCTGATGGTCGTCGCGCATCTTCTTGGTCGCTTTGTTCGAGTCTTGTGTCGTCGGCGTCGGCCACATTTGTTGCGGCAGATCCTTCAGCGCCCGGCCCCGCTTGCCATCCTGCTGTCTCGGCCCGCCCTCGCTGTCGCTGGCTGTTGGCGTCGGCCATTGCCTGACTGCCCCGCCCAGCGTTGTGCCGCGCTTCGGGTGATTTGGGTTGCCACTCACTTGGTTGTTGTCCTGCGCTGTTGGCGTAGGCCAAGATGTACACCCGCTTTCTCTGGTGAGGTGCGCCAACTTCAGCCGCGCTGAATATTCCCCACGTCGTTTCGTAACCAAGTCCGACCAGATCATCGATGACCTGTCTGAGTCCCAGGCTGATGTGTCCTTCGACGTTCTCGAAAAAGCAGCGAACAGGTCTAATTGTTCGTATGTGGTCGTAGATGAATGGCCAGAGGTGTCTTGGGTCTTCGGCGCCTTTGCGCAGTCCAGCGGCGCTAAACGGCTGGCAGGGATAACCGCCAGTGAGCACATCAACTCTGTCTCGAAAGCAGTGTGCTGGCAGGGTTTTAAGATCCGTCCACACAGGTGCCGGAACCAGCTGTCCCGCCTCCATCTTTGCAACCAAGTTCGCAGCGGCGAAGGCTTCGATCTCCACATGAGCGACTGTTCTATGTTGATACCCGGCAAGCTCAAGTCCTCGCTCGATGCCACCGTATCCAGTGCATAGCGAGAGGACTGTGGGTAGTTGGCCGGAATGATCCACATCAGACACCACACATCCCATCGCACTCGTCCATAAAAGAAAAAGTCTGTTGGTTCTCTGCAGGGTCGCGAAGGTCAGCCTCGTCCAGCGGCACGCGGCTGCGGTGCAGGTAGAGTTTGTTACCCTTGGCGGTTTGGTTGATGCCGTCGCGAATTAGGTGGTCAACCACGACAGCTTCAGTCCATGACTTTTTGTCGTTCGCCCGCATTTCACGCCAAGTCGCGTTGTCGTGGTACGGGCAAAACGTGCAGGCGCTTTTGCGCGGTAGTTCGTTGTAACCGTGATCCTTCATCCACTGTAGGCAATGAATGCGACTCATGCGCTTCTCAAGCAACGGCCAGCGGTTCTCCACCCACTTGTCGCGGCTCATCTTCATGCGCTGGATTTCGTCTTGGCTTATGCCTATCCACTGCTCGACCGCGACTTGCTTTGGCGCGCGTTGCCTTGGCTTCAGCCCAATAAGCTCGCGCAGCTTTTTGTAAATAGGCGTGATTTTGTAATCGACGGTGCATTGCCTAAACAGCATCCCGTCACTCTTCGGCGTCTGCACGAACAGCGGTGGATTTGGCACCCTCGCTCCCGTTTGCGAGCTTGCAATCAGGTCGTCGCGCAAGTTGCCAGCTGTTACTCGATGAATTGGAAAAGGCAGCTGTGTCTCAAGCCAATCTAGCCATTCATAGACATGGTCTGGCTCCGCTTGCGTGTCGGCGAAGATGGCGCAATCAGGCATAGGCGTTATCTCGCCCTTTGCCGCCATGAGCGCCATGACTGATGACTGCACGCCAGCGCCAAGGCTGATGACCACCAGCCTACTCATCCACCTCACCCTCATGCATCCACTGCCCAACCGACACAAAGGCCCGCATCTTGCGGTGCTTGTCTGGTTGCTCAGTCACGCGCAGCGCACCGTTCTCTATCCAGGTCCGCAGCAGCTGCCTGATCTTGGCCTTGTTATAAGAGTCGTTGACGTCGAGGTTTAGCGCCTCCGCAACGGCAATGCCCACCCAGTCCTTGGCCCTTGGGTTCTCGCGCCACTCGCTACTGGCAACGCGCCGCTGCACGGCCTCTAGGTCATTGCGTGTCACGTCGCTAAACGCATCAGGCCACTGCCAGTGCTCTGCTACGCCTACGCTGTCGCCGTTTGGTAGATCGATGCTGATGAGCTTGCGCCAGGTGCTATCAGCTGATGGTGGTGACAGATTGTTTTTGCTGTCGCCTTCGCGGGTGTAGCGCCAGAACTGGTCCTCGTCGATGCCCGCGTTGCGGGCCTCGTCCGCGGTCATGCGCTGCAGTCGGCGGACAAAGCGTGCCGCGTCGACCAGGGCACTTGCGCCCCTGGCGTCGGCAACGGAAGCGCCGCCCATGCCATTGTCTTTGCGAACATGGTGAACCAAGTGAATGGCGCAGTTGCTGTCGCTGGCCACTTGTGCCCAGCGTTTGACGACCATGTCGATCGCGACGTTATCGTTCTCACTCAGCTGATGGCTGCTCACAAACGGGTCAACGATCACGCAGTCGATTTTGTTGGCGATGATGTGCTCAGTCAGCTGGTCCGCGACCGGCGTCAGCAGGTTATGACCGCCGATGGTTTGCGCCAAGATGAGCGGCTCATCGCGCCCGCTATTGATCAGCAGCCGGTCGGCGATGTCTGCCTGCGTCAGCTGGTAGTGCTGCGCGATGGCATACACCTTGCGGTATATCTCGTCTATCGGGTCTTCGAGATTCCAGAGCCAGCACTTGCGAGCGTCCGTATGCCGGCCCAAAAAAGATTGCCCGGTAGTCATCGCAACGGCCTCGGCAGTGATGATGGTGCTTTTACCTAGCCCGCCTGGCGCTACCGTGACGCTCACCACCCCGCGCGGGTAAGCATGCCCCCAGACGAACTGCCGGGCCGGCAGCTGCTCAGGGTCACCTAGCACAAAGGGCTTTGGCTGTAGGCTGGTCGGTTGCTTTTCTTGCTGCTTTGCGAGCTCTGCTTCAGCGCGCTCGCGATTGTCTTCGGCTGTTTGGTACACCGACTCTACTGTGCGTGCCACTTCATCCGCGTCTAGTGGTGGCGTGTTGCGCTTGTTAATGAGTAGCGCCTGCTCGAAAGCGTCGACCTTGTCGAGCCCCCGATTGATAAGACGCCCAATTTCGCTGGCTAGGTCGTTGTTCCGACTGCCCTCATGGGAGCCCGCGTCCGTTACGTTAAAGCCAGTGCTTTCGACTGGCTGCGGCTTTGGCGTATTGAACCCGTCGATCAGCCGTATGTCTTTAGCCGTGAGCATTGGAAGCTCTCGCCACCATGTATCAACGCCAGGGTCTTCGTCGCGACAATAGACGTGCCCAGTCTCATGGATCGAGCCGGGCGCAATGACGCAGCCGCCAGTGCCGCGCAGGTCAATCTTGAGCTCTGGGTTAACGCCGTTGCGCACCTCGAAATTGGGATTGACCTGGTAAAAAAAATGCTTGCCCTTGGCCGTGATCGTGCGCCGCGGCGTGTGGGTAGCTTGCGTCTCCCAAAACACGGTCGCTTCATCTGAGTCAGTATCGACCACCACCACCTGCCGACCAGTCAGAATTGCCCAGTTGCAGCCGCTAAACTTCTGCGTCGACAGCCAGTGGTTTACTTCTTCTTCTGCTGGCGGTTGATCCTGGTAGCGCTTCCAGGGCACCAGTGGTCTCTTTTCAACCGGGTGAGCCGGCACGACCGTCAGTCCCTCTTCGACCAGTCGCCGCGCCTCCTCTCTCGCACCCTCGCGGTCGGTCATCGCCTCAGCCATCCGCGAACAGGTCTGGTCGTAGCTCCGCGAGCGTAAGCCCCGTTGCTTCCGCGACAGCCTTGACGCGCTCAGCTGGTATGCGTCCGCGCTCTTGCCACTTATAAACGGTTTGACGGTTCAGGTTTAAGTCTCGCGCCAGCTGCGCAGCGCGGATTTTTTCAAAGGTTTTAGTCGGCGTCATGGCCGGTGACTGTACGCGCTAACGCATACAGCCGCAACAATTAGTAGACAGTTGCTCGCTGTATACACATTGTATACACTCGACGGCCGCTTTAAAAAAGCGGGTCAAAGGAGACACATTGGAATGAAAACAGTAGGTACACGATTGCGTGATTTGCGCACCGCCAGAGACATGGCGCTGCGCGAGCTCGCGACAGACACCGGCATCAACCATAACACCATCCACAAATGGGAGACCGATAAAGCAACCCCGACGCGCGAACATATCGTGCTGATGGCAGAGTTTTTCGGTGTGAGCCCCAGCTGGCTGTTGTTTGGTAAAGAGTCCGATAAAAAGGAAAGTTTGCAGGTTGCAAACATGATCGAAGCGCTGACGCCTGACAGCCAGGCGGCAGTAATTAAAATAATGGAGCGGCTGCTGGCTGCAGAGAGAACTGGCAAGGAAGTAACAAATGGAAATGGAAATAAGTAGTCTTTTTCATAAATACATAAACTTTATGTTAACCACTGACGATAGATATTTAGTCGAAATGCCGAACGGCATACGCAGTTATGAGGTGACTGGCTGGTGGGCATCGCAACCGCTACGGGAAACGGAACGCAATTTTAAGGACGCGGGCTACGAGCACCCAACGCTTGACGCGATTATGGACCACTTCAAAAGCGGCTCATACAGCAGAAAAATGCCCTTAATCATGTACTGTTGGGATGGGTCCTACGAGTTGCAGTATTTCCCGCCAGACAAATCGCAACCGGCGTTGGTTTGCGCAATCGCGTCAAAAGACGTCTACGAGATGCGTCGCGAAGCAAAGTCACTTGGGATATGGGTAGAAGCGCCTGCAGAACTGAGCAGCCCTGTGGTGATTACCTTGCAAACACCGATTGTATAAATTGTCTACGATTCGTTGACAGGCGTAACACGCGCCTGTAACTTCCGTTTGTCACTACACAGGAGACATACGGAACATGAACGTAAACGTACATCACAACGAGCCGCCGCTGACGACATTGGTCGATCAGTGGCAAGCGCTCAAAAAAGCAGAAGAAGACGCGCGGCTGGCCCGCGTACAGCATGAGGCCCTCATGCTGCCCTACCTGGAGCAAGTGCCCCAGGGTTCTAAGACCACCACCCTGCCCGACGGCCGCAAGGTCACCGTCAAAAATGGTGACTCATACTCAGTCGATTGGCAGGCGTGGAAGGCGGTGAAGAAGGACATCCCTGACGAGCTCAAGCCGGTTCAGCTAAAAGAGGTGCTGAGCGAAACCAAGCTGCGGTATTTGATGAACAACGAAGTCGATACCTACAAAACCATCGCCAAGATTTTTACTGCGAAACCTCAGAAGCCGGGTATCACCGTCAAGGAGGCCCCGCATGGCGTTTGATCTATCGACTATCAGTAAGACCAGCATGCCGCAGGCTATTCAGTTTGTGGTTTATGGAAACGCGGGCGTTGGCAAAACCACCCTGGCGAGCCAAGCGCCCAAGCCCATCTTTATCCAAACGGAAGACGGCGCCGGCAACCTTCAGGTTGATGCGTTCCCCTTGGCTACGTCATACGACGACGTTTTGAACATGGTGATGACGCTAGGACAGCAGGATCACGACTACAAAACCGTGGTGATTGACTCCATTGACCATTTAGAGCCGCTCATTTGGAAAAAAGTTTGTGAGCTCAACAATTGGGAAAGCATCGAAAGCCCTGGGTACGGCAAAGGTTTTTTGGCGGCCGCTGATCTTTGGCGCGAAATAATCAAGCAGCTGACGGGCCTACGCGAGTTTAAGCACATGCACGTCATTCTGATTGCGCACTCGGTCATCCGCGCGCACCGAGACCCTGAGATAGAAGAAGTGTCCCGGCATGAGCTCAAGCTGCACCAGCGTGCCAGCGCCTTAGTCACCGAGACCAGCGACGTTGTCGCTTTTTGCCGTCACAAAATCACCACCAAAAAAGAGGAAACCGGGTTTGGCAACACCAGGTCGAGGGGAATCAGCACTGGGCGCCGCGTCATGGCAACGGAAGAAACACCGGCGCATGTTGCTAAAAATCGCTTCGGCCTACCTGCGGAGCTCGATCTCAGCTGGTCTGCGCTACATGACGCAATTTATCCACCAACGAAGGGGCAAGCAGCCAATGGCTAAATTTTCTTTTGACACCTCAACCGTTGAGGTGAGCGGTTCTGGCTCAGCCATGCCGCCAGTACCCGACGGCACTTATCACGCGATGGTGATGGACTCCGAGATCAAGACCACCGCAAAAGGCGGCACGATGATCGTGCTGGAATGGCACATTGTAGGCGACGGCTACGACGGCCGCCGGATCTGGCAGAACTATAACGTCGTATGCCCTGGTGCAGAAAAGGCCGAGAAAATAGCAAAAGCAGACATGGCTAGTGCATGCCAAGCCATGGGCCTTGACGATGGCTATGAAGACACCGACGAACTGCATATGCAGGAAATAAAAATCAAGGTGAGCACTGAGCCTGGCAGCAACGGCTACCCCCCTAAAAACCGGATCGACGCCTACGCTCCCGCGTACGACAAACCCGCGCAAGTCGCGGAACCGTCGGAACCTGCGCAACCTGCGGAACCGTCGGAACCCGCGCAACCGTCGCAACCGGCAGGCAAGCAGCCACCGTGGGCCAAGTAGTACGCGCCGACCACCTGCGCGACGCCATTGATGACGCGGTAGCCGCGAAGCAAAACGCTCGCGGCCGCGCGCACCTTGGCGCCTCGCTTATTGGCCATGCCTGCGAGCGGCATCTCTGGTATGTCTTCCGGCACTGCGAGACCACCAAGCACTCTGGACGATTGCTGCGCCTGTTCGAGCGCGGTCAGCGTGAAGAAGCAGAGATGAACGCTTGGCTGCGCGCCGCTGGGCTGACCGTTTGGGCCGTTGACGAAGACACTGGTCAGCAATGGCGCATCGAGGACGTTGCCGGCCACTTCGGCGGCAGCCTGGATGGCGTGCTCATTGGCGTACCTGGGTACGAAGACACACCCATGGTCAGCGAGCAAAAAACGCACAACGAGAAGTCGTGGAATGACGTCGACAAAAAAGGCGTCAAAGAGAGCAAGCCCCAGCACTTCAGCCAAATGCAGGTCTACATGCACCAAATGAAGCTGCAGTATGCGCTGTACCAGGCGGTCAACAAAAACAACGACCAGCTGTACTTAGAGATTGTGCCCTACGACCAGGCGCACGCGCAGTCGATGCTACGCCGCGCTCACCAGGTCATTGCAAGCGATCGGCCGCTGATGCGGCTAAGCGATAACCCCAGCTGGTACGAATGCAAATGGTGCGACCACCATGCGATCTGTCATCTGGACAAAGTGCCCGCGGTCAGCTGCAGGACATGCGTTGACGCAACTCCCCGCATGGATGGCGACGGCCTTTGGTGGTGTGAGAAGCATGATCAGGCATTGTCTCTTGAGGACCAGCGTATCGCTTGCCCTGCACATCGGTACATCCCGCCGCTGCTGGAATCTTGGGCGACCGTCGAGTCAGCTGACCACACAGTGATCCACTACACCAACACCAAAAACGGTCACACGTTCAGTAACGGTCTTGGCGGCTATGCCAGTAGCGAGCTTGCAGCTGCAGATCCTGCAGTGATTGGTGCGCCGATTACAGACCAGCTGCGCGCTGAGTTTGACGGGCGGTTAACGGTATGAGCGAAAACTGGGTGCAGCTGATGACAGAGCTCCGCGAACAGAAAAAAGCAGAGCAAGAGGCGCGTGCGCGTATCCCAAAAAACTGTTTTTTCTGCGACCACATGGCCTCGCTGCCTGGCTGGTGCGAAAAGTACGAAGCCCGCCCACCTGCCGCGTTCATGGCGCAGCTAGGCGCTTGCCCAGATTTTATCGAGGAGATTCCGTTTTGATGCCAGCGCATAGGTTGTCTCCTGAAAAAAGCCCGGTGCGCAGGCCACCGTCTGGCAAGCCTGCAACGAATTTAGGGCGGAAAACCTCGGGCGAGCGGCGGCGTCCGAGGCTCCTTAGCCGCATCCCTCCCCGGCACGCGGTTTTAAAAAATGGACAGCATGAAGCGCGGGCCCTAGATCCTACACACGCCAATGCTGTCGTCCGCCGCACTTTTTACAGAGATATTCATGAGTATTGATGACGCAACCCCAGAGCAATGGAACCATGCAGCGAAACAAAAAACGGGCGACGTCACTGACGCGCTCGCAACGCAGATGCTGCCTCAAGACTTCAAAGGCTACTGCCAGGGGCAGGTGCTAAACCTCGTCCTGCGCGCAACTCGCGAGCAGAATCAAACGGTCAACCATTTGCGCGAAGCTCGTAAGTTTATCGACCGATGGCTACAACAGGAGGTGCAGCCGTGATTGTGACTGAGGCAAAACTGACCGAGATTACTGGCTACACAAACGGTCAAATCAGGCATCGTCGGTTGCAAGCTTGGGACAAAGGCGTTCACTATTGGACTGATCCTGCGAACACGACTGTCTACGACTTGGAGGCAATAACGGCATGGCAGACAAAAGAACGACCGGCGTCTATGAGCGCAGAGGCAAGTGCCAAATCAAATTCATGGACGGAAAAAAGCGCGTCACGGAAGTCCTCACGCTCAATTACACGCCAGCTAACATAATAAAAGCCGCGCAGATACGAGCGCGGCGCATCAAAGATTTACTCGAAAACCCGCACGATGGCAGACCAGAAGGTCGCAGCCCTACCTTTGGCGAACTGGCGCAAACGCGACTCGATATACTAGAGCGCGGCAAACCGAGCGCTAGGCGTAGCGTTAAAAGCCGACTGAACAATTACTGGATGCCTGAGTTTGCCGATTGGCCAATCACGCAGATCCGTTACGGCGACGTGCAAGAAATGATGCGCGGCATTTACCGCAAGCAGCTGTCAGCCAAGACGTTGCGCGAGATCCTCAACGACGGCGGCAGTGTCTTTGAGCTTGCCATCAAAAGCCGGTGGATAACAGAAAACCCGTGCAGCCTGATCACCAAAGAAATTAAGAAAGAGAAGCGCGAGATAGACCCTTTCACTGCGGACGAGATGAGGCAGCTGCTTGCAGCCTTGCCAGAGAACGTGCGCATCTTTTATTTGATTCGATTCCACTGCGGCATGCGACCTGGCGAGGTGATTGCCTTGCGCTGGTCTGATTACAAAGACGGCATTTTTCACGTCCATAAAAGCCGCGTATACGGCTCTGAGGGCACCACGAAGACAGATACCGAGCGTATGGTGCCTGTACACCCTGCTGTCAAGAAAGCCCTCTTAGATGCCCCTAGAGTGCTGCATAGCGATCACATTGTGAATAATCAGTATGGTCAGCCGTTTACGAGCAGTAACAATACCGGGCGCGCATTAGTGCGAGCGATGCGAAGCACTGGGGTTAGGTATCGTGATCCTTACAACGTGCGCCACTCATGCGCTTGCAGGATGCTTGAAGCCGGCATGAAGCCAGCCTACTGCGCCAAAATACTAGGGCATTCTGTGCAGACGTTTTTGAGCACTTACGCGCGATTTATTGACGCTGACGCGGACGCTGAACAGGCCGCCATCTGGGCCACTGTTGAATAAAAGTGTCCACGGAATGTCCACGCGACTAATCTGACAACAAAAAAGTCAATCAAATCAATAAGTTAAATGGGGTGGACGATGGGGTTTGAACCCATAGCCTGCTCCTGCAGCCGACTGTAGCTTACTGTGAAGCCAATGAAAACAATAACTTACAAAGGTGCCTTACTGTGGCTTGCTGTGAAATGCTGTATTTAGCCGTAAAAGTGTCCACGGATTGTCCACGCTACACCAAAAGATTAAGTGTCGAGGACGACGCCAGCTGCTGCACTTCAACACGACCATCTTTAGCCGTATACAACGTGGGTTGAATGGTTTCTCTGGCCTCGCGGATGAGCTCGCCCTCGCCGCCAGTACGCAGCACTTCCTGGCGCTGCACGGCGACCGTCTTCCAGCTGACTGGTGCTGGTGCGTTAGTCATTGAGACGTCCATTATTGCGGTAACAGCCGTTCGTCTAGGCTGGGCTGCTCTTCGGTGATAGCTGCAGCCCCTGCAGCGACAGGTAACGGACTAAGTCGCGGAACTGAGCCCGTGTAATCGAGTTGCTGCGGTAAAGTAAAGACACTGCGCGCACGGCTGACTGAAGGACCTACTGTCGCGCTCAAGACTGGCAAGCCAATTAAAAACTTATCAAGCATAGGTCCGCGCATGCCGAATGCGGTAATGACCGCACGAGTTTGCTCCTGCAAATTTCTGGCGTTTGCGACAGCGGTATTTGATGTGTTTTTTGTTGTGTTTTGAACTCGATCAGCCACGCGACCGAATTGTCGCATGAGGGCAATTTCGTCTGCCGAAAATGCCGCATTCAAAACTGGTTTTGATTTTTCGACTGCGCTTTCGATTGCGCTGCGCATCTTCGCACCGCTTACATCCCCGGCTCTCGTCTTGCCGCCCGCTGTTAAGCGAATGAAAAGCTCTTGGCGTAACTGGTCGAACTCGCTCGGCGGCAACAAATCACGCATTTTTAGCAGGTCGCGCTGCAAGTTTCTTTTTGTAATAAAACCAGTGTCTGACCCGTTGAAAATAAAATTGGCAGCATCAGCTGGCGCAACCCTAAGACTCATTTGATCCACCGCTGTGCCAGGTTGCAACGCCGTCAGCAGATCAACCATGTCGCCCGACTCGAACGTGCGCTTAAAATCAGCGTTCGCCTTGATGGCGTCTTGCCACATTTTGAGTTGATCGGGGTTGCCGCGAATCAAGGCACTATCAAGCGCGCTATTCATTTGCTCGTCAAAAAGGCGCTTGGTCTGTCCCAACGCGGTGCCAGTCGGCGTACCGCCTTCTATCGCGTTGTTGAGCCTGCGTCGCCATTCAAACATTTCGCGAACTGATACGGGACGACCATTGGGTCTGGCAGCAAAATCTCTCAATTGAGTGATGAGCGTTGTCGGCGCGCCCTGTAAGTCATCGCGTGTAAAGTCTCTTGCCAAGGTGTTTTCAATTCGCGACGCCAGAGTTTGAATGGCTGGCTTACTGTACTCGGTCACCCCTTCGCCTGAGTAAGTGCCACCAAACAAGGCAACGTCATCAAGCCTTGCTTGCTCGTATGCTTGATTTTTCGATTTACGCGCGTCAATTCTTTGTTGAGCAAGACTGTCTTGCACATTCGCGGCGCCTTCGCCCCTTGAAAGTGTTTGCGCGCGAGGGTCTGTCCGTTGCGCGATTTGCCTTTGCATTTCGTTCAAATTGGACTCAAGCGCGTCGGTTTGGCGAGCGACATTCTGCGCCATTTGCTGCTCTACAGCCTCGCCATACACGCCTTTGCGCATCATGTCTTCGCGCAGCTGCTCGGATGGCATGCCAGTCACTTGGCCTCGCGTCATTGGCACTGCGGTTGGCAGGCTTTGCGCTTCCGCGAGAATTGCGGTTTGCGATGCGTTGAGCTCGCCCCCGCTCAGTGTGCGACGCAGTAGTTCATCCCGAAAGGCTTGGGACGTTTCATCATAGTTGATGCCTAGCTCTTTGAGAGCCGCTTGCCCGTTTTCAGTCAACTGACCCTGGCGGTCGACGATTTGTTCGCCTCGGTTCATCAAATTTCGTAACGCTGGCGCGGCCAACATAACGGTATCAGCGATGGTGCCAAACGCACTTTCTGCGACGCCGGTCTCTACGGCACGCGGCACGTTTACATTGAGTGCGCTTTCAAGCACGGGCTGGCCAGATAAAGTATCTGCGGCGATGTCGGCGCCTGCGCTGCCTGTTGCGCCACCGGCAAACATCCGCATGGCATTGCTCAACATTCCGACGCCTTGCTTGCCGACGCCAAAGGCTCTACCCCCTGCTGTCAACGCGGCGGTCTCGCCTAAAAACCGTGCAGCGTCTTGTGCTGAAAGACCGGGTTTGTTGAGGTAGGCGCGAGTGCGTCCACCATCAGAATTGGTAAAGCTGACGACTGGCCTGCCATTTTCGTCGTTTTTGAACTCAGGGTTTTGCAAGAACCCAGATACGACTTTCTTGAGCTTTTCCTCGCCACCCGCTTGACCCATCGCTAGCCACAAATTGCTGTTGGGGCTCAGCTGCTCATCCTCGCCCATAAGGTCTCGCAAGCTAGGCAGATCTTCTAGGTTAAACCCAGTGCCGCGCGCACTCTCAAACATGCGCTCAGTCGTGCTTAAACGCTTATAGTTGCTTAAATCGGTCTGGTCGCCACCCATAAACCGCAGCGGCGTGTTGCCTTCGTTTTCTAAAAACTCAACGTAAATTTTGCCTTCTTGTCTTGCCATCAGTCTTCGTCCGCTTCTTGCGGTACGCCTCTATTTGGGCGGTTCGCTTGCGCTTCTTGATTCGCAGCAAAAAGCGACTGAGCTTGTTTCTCGATGTCTTCAAACATCCGATTGTTTTGTGCGAACTCAGCGATCAGATCCTCAAATCCGGCCATGCTCTTGTTTTTCTCAAAATACTCAACAGCCATTCTGGAAATTTCGATTTTTCGCTCTAACTGTTTTTGCATGACAGCGATAAGCAAAGCGTTGCCTGCTTCAGTACGGGCCAGCCCTGGCACCGTGCTCACCAAGAATTGTCGGTCGGGGTCACTCATAGCACCTGGCATACCAGCGCCGCCAGCTGGGTTACGGACAGTCAAGGCCAGTCTGTTGCTGAAAGCTGTAAGGCCCTCGCCAGTCTGCAAAGCGTTAACATCAATCTCAAAACCCAAACTGTCGAAGACGCTGCGAAGCTGATTTTTTGTCGCCTCGCCAAAGCCAGTTTCTGCGCCACGTTTCAGCAAATCTGCCATGAGGTTGACTTCTGCAAGCTGGCTGCGCGCGGCTCTGCCTGCTTCCGTTGATTCAGTGAAAAGACCAGCCAGGTAATTTTCATACGCCTCTGGTTGAATGTTTTTGCGCTGCGCTTGTGCCTTCGCATTTTCCTCTGCCGTGATGCCCGCGATCTCTCTTTCTCGGAACTTTTCAAATCCTCCGGCTGCAAAAATATCGCGCTGACTGTCGGTGGGCGGTGCCACCATGTTGAGCTCACCCGTCAAAAGATTGCGTTGCGCAAGAACGCCCTTCATATCGGAGTCGAGGCCGTATGGATTCACGTCTTTCACCCTGCTCGTCGCCAAATCTTCTAGTTCATCCAAAGACAGGTTTGCTAAAACGCCGCGCTCGCTAGGTTTAATGTCTTGTGCTAAGTCAAACATCAAGTTGTTGCGCCGTTGCTGTCGACGAGCAATGTCGTTGATCTGTGCTTGCTGGTAGTCCGCGCTGATTCGTTGAGCCCTTCTGCGCGGGCTCTCTTTCATATACAAGCCATACTGCAGCGGATTCAAAATAGCTTGCTGAACGAAGTTGGTTACGCCCTCTCGAAAATTTGAGGGCCTTTGCGGTGATGGCAGTGTTTGCTGCCTTTGCTCTCCCATCAAAACTTCTTGAGGCGGCAGCATCGGTACATTTGGCACGCCCCCTGGCATGATTTGCTGATCCAACGCCTGATTAAGCAGGTATTGGTCGTAGTCGCTCATAGGAAATTCTGTTTCAGCCATTACATAAGCCTCATCTGTGCCGCGTTCATAAATCCGCCGGTAGGCAGCTGTACTAATCGTTGCGCGTCTTGAAACATGAGATCAGCCTCATTCATTCGCTGCTGCGTAGTTCTGAAATTGGCGTAAGGGTCACGAGATTGCCCAGCCATCGCTTGCAGCACTTGCCGTTCATATGCCTGTACTGGGTTTGAAACCAAGTCCGCCGTTGCTCGAAGGCTTCCTTGCAGGCCACCAAACGGGTTCGCCATCAAATCTGCGAACTGGTCACCGGTACGGCTCAAGCTCTGCGACACAACATTGGTGACGCTGCTGGGGTCTACCTTGGGCTCAACGGGTTGTGCGCGCTCGTCTTGGTCAAGCAATCCGCCGCCCACGCTACTAGCCAAATTGGCCATCATTTCATTAAACATTTAACCACCCGGCAAACCTATGTTAGTGCCGCGACCTCTGCTACTGCTCGTCAGAGGATTCGGCAATATGCCAGCGCCACTACGCAGAACATCAAACATGCGAAATGGAAACTCTCGCTGCTCGATGAATCTGCGGAATCTGTCGTCCAGTAAGCGCTGCCCTGCGGCTTGCTGCAGATCACCCACACCTTGCAACGCAGCTGCGTCTGCGAACTGCGAGCCTCGTAGCGCGCCGCCTAGTCCTGCCAGCTGCTGGGCAGCGCCCTGGCGAATGCCAGAACCTTGTGCGGCTGCACTCTGGTTAGCCAAAGCTGCTCGAAGCCCTGCGTCTTGGTTCAGCTGCTGCGCTTGAAAGCCTAGCTGCTGCGCACGCAGCGCCGCGTTTTGATTGGCTAGAGCCGCTCGCATGGCAGCATCTTGATTCGCTAGGTCTCCGCGTTGACCTAACTGCGCTGCTTGAATCTGACCGGCTTGCGTCGCTTGTTGCGCTGCCAAAGCATTGGCCGCGTTCAGCTGGTCAGCACGCATCAGGTTTGTCGCTGACGTTGTGTCCGCCTGCAACGCTGCACGCTGGTTCGCTTGCTGCCGGGCTAGATCCGCCTGCAGGTTTTGCTGTCCTGCCGTCAGCGCGGCACGCTGGTCTGCTAAAGCCCGCTGCGTGTTTTGTGACTGCGCTGCCAAGCCAGACTGCAGCGCCTGCCGGCCTGTTTCGGTCTGACCCTGCAGCCCAAGTTGCGCACTGGTGGTATCGCCCGCCAGGGTTGCGCGCTGGTTCGCAAGTGCAGCCTGTTGCCCCAGCTGCGCCGTTTGCGCGCCTGCTTGCTGAGCTCTGTTCAAGTCCGCTTGAGCCTGTTGCTGCGCGTTCCTGAACCCTTGCAGACGCAAGTTGGCTGCTGTACGCGCAGCTTGATCAGCGAAGTTTCTATTGGTCTCTGATTCTACGAGCGCCTGCCTATCGCCGCCAAACGCGCCAGCGGAGACGGCACGCGCTCTGTTTTGGTTTTGCGTCATCTGGCGAGCTCGATCAAGGTCGCCAAGCGCTGCGTCGACCACTGCCGAGTCAAACTGACTTTGGTACGGTGACAAATCAGTCTGGGCAAGACTCTGCCCCTCGACCGTCTGCCCCTGCACTTGTTGCGCGGTGATTGGGTCAACGCCAATCTGCCCAGTTTGAACCGCACTGGTCTGACCAACGCTTGGCGCACCCAACACAGACAGCGGGCTAATTTGCTGCTCTTGCACGCTGCGACCTTGCACCTGTTGATTAGTGATTGGATCGAAGCCAAAACCAGTGCCGACCTGGCCTGCGTTTACGCCGGCGACTTGGCCCGGTGCCGTGACTTGACCCGCGTTTACCATCATGGGCTGAAAACCAGTCTCTGCCCGCGTTGTTGCTATGGCGTCGCGAATCTCGCCTTGGCCTACACCAGCCCGTGCGGTGTCAGCTGTTTGGTTCATCGCCTCAAGCTGCACCGGGCTAAGCGGCGCAACGGTTGCTTGGTTGTAGGGCTGAAACGGTTGCTGCGATAACGCGCGCCCCGTTTGAAATGTCTCCGTAAGTAAACCTTTGAGCTCTGGGTCGAACTCTTGCCGGCTATCAGATTTGTTTTTGCCTAGGCTCATCGCTATCTCCCAAAACGCATGCCGCGTTCCATGTCTTCAAAATCGAAAATTGGCACCATCGGGCCGCGACTCGGCATGACCGGAGATTGAGCCATCGGTGCTGGCGTCAACATTTGCGGCTGAAAAGCAGTTGTCGGCATTTGTGCGCTCAAATTCATGCCAGCCAGGTTCACAGGGGCAGGTGGTGCAAAGCTGTCTGGGTCTTCCTCAAATCGGTCGACCACTTCCCGCGCTCTTCTGCGTGTCCGTGCGTTTTTTCTGCCCCCACGCCCGCTTCGGCTTAGCGTAGCCATGGCGGCCATCACTTCTGCAGGCGTTTGCATAGGTTGGACAAAAGGCGCTGCCATACCGCTGCCCGCTGCACCCGTCCCTGGTTGTGGTCCTGACATGACTGGCATTGGCGCTCTGCCCGTATCACTAGGCAATGGGAACTGATCGAAATACGCCATATCTGGCTGCGTTATGCGGTCGCCAGAGCCGTAAAAGTTTGCGATGGCTTGGTCGGTCGTCATCGGTGCCGGTGCAGGTTCTGGCATTGACTCTGGGATACTCTGGGGTGGTGCCTGACCCACTTGCCCTAGCAAATCCGGATTCATGCGGATGATGTCCTCCGCGCTTATGTTCGCGCCGGTGCTGCTCTTGCTCATAAATTTTTCACCACAATGGTGTGGCCCTCTTTAAATCCTAAGTCTGCCAATGCTCGAACCCAGCCCCGTCTGCCAGTCAAGCTGATGGCGCTGCACTTCACGCTCTCTGCGAACGTGCGCAGGCTGGGTTCCATGCGCTTTATTTCATCCATGTCGCCAGCTGCTAAAAAAACGTGCAACAGCCGCTGGCGCGGATACTGCACAAACTCCGTGACTAAGCAGCTACGCTCGCCTGGCCAAAAGAACATCTTGCCGGCACGCACCAGGTCAACGACGTCAGTAAACGTATGACTGCCGCCTGCATGCTTTAGCGCGCGCTCGATCAGCAGCTGGTAAGGCTCCATCGCGACAGACACATCCTCTTCAACAAACTCACTCATATGCTGCTCGCCGATAGGTTGCCGCTGTTATCGACTTGCAGTTTGAAGCGCGTGCCATCTGGCGACTGCAAAATGAGCCGCTCGCTCCGCAACTCGATGTCCTGATTTTTTTTGCGGTTCAGATCGTCAGCCTGCTCGATCAGCAGATTGCGCTGCGTTTCTGCACGCTGGTCAAAATTACTTCCTGGTGTCGGCAACCTCATCGCTTACTACCTGCCACTACGTCTAACCGCATCGTGCCAACGCGCCAGCTGGTCTGAACGTTGCCGGTCACGCGCATCTGCACCTGCCTGCCCTGGAATCGCACGCTCGTCGGGTTGGCCATGTTAAAAGGGCCATGACTGGTCTCTGTGCCGTTTGGAAAAAAGCGCGTTTTGAATGTCGCCGTGACGTCGCCTTGGGTCTGCTCGTCGGGTATCAGCGATCTTGCGACCATGACGTTGTCGCCGTTGCCAATCTGCACTGGCCCGGTTTCCGCAAAGACCACCGAGTCAGAGTCGTAGCTGTTGCCGACCTCATGCTCGAAAATGATACCGTTGGTATCGACAAGGTTTGGATACCGAAACGCGCCGACGTCAAAACCGGCCGTGCGCGCAAATGTCCCTATCTGCCAAATGTTGGTGCGGTAGTTGTATGAAACGTAGCTGTCGTTTTCGTTGTTGCCTGAGCTCGGATAGAACCAGACCACCTCGCTGTATTGACTATTGAGAACGCCAAAGATTTTTGAGCGCTGATTAAGGTTTATGTTGTTAAAGACAAAATCGCCAACACTACTACGCAGGGTTTGCACTGACCCGTTGTAGGCGTGAAAGCCATTGTTGCCCATCCAGAACGCAGCACCGTCAGCGACGACGCAGCTGTTTGCGCTTATCACGCCGCAGCCGGTGCCGGCCTGCTGAAAGCCGTAGACAAACGGCGGACCCTGGAACCGCATAGTATGCGCGTCAACATCGGTCAAAAGCAGACTCTCGCCGCGCAACCTGACGCCCTGCATCAGTGAGCCGTTAGTCGCGAGCGTAAAACTACCCGCCTGATTCGTAGCTGCAGGCGTCCAAGTATTGCTGGCCTCCTGGTCGCTAAACTGCACTTTGTTGCCAATACCGCTGGCACCCAAGGCGACGACGAAGCGTTCCTCTGTGACAAAGACCGCGTTGTTGTTGGTGGGCGCATTGCTTAACACTGCAGCGACGTTCGACGGGTTGTTTTCCCACTGGTAGAGCTTGCCGTCAGACGTGCTGCAGCCAATGACAAACTGTCCGAAAGTATCCAGTGACCAGGTAGTCGCTGGCGTATAAGTGCCGCTATCGGGGCGCGGTGTGTTCCAGGTTGATAGGTTCCAGGTCAGACCGCCATAGCCAAGGTTCTGCACGGCGTCTGCGCTGCCTGCAGTAAAACCGACCGGCGTTATGTCGGTTACTGTGTTGTCTTCTGCAATAAAAAATAGCTTGCTATGGCTGCCTGCAACCGTGCGTCGGTTTCGGGTGTAATCTAGGTACGCAATGATTTTGCGCACGGCGCCGGTCATCTGGGTTGTTGTGCGAGCGCGCCAGCCGCCGATTGGCTGCAGCGAACCTTCGTACCAGCGCACCAAGTTCGCATCAGACCAGCTGTTGGCCTGCTGGAGTTCAGTGCCGTTTTTGACGACGCCTGGTGGTGGCGCGATGCTAAGCAGCGGCACGGTATTCACCAGTCTCGATCATATCGCAGAGCTCTTCTGCTCGATCCCCTACTTGTTCTGCCCAGCGGCTCGCGTTGAATTCTATGCTGGCCCAGTAGTAGTCGCCGGTCTCCATGGCAGCCAGCGCCTTTTTGAACCCTAGCAACTTGGTCAAGCCTAGGTTGAACGCTATGTCGATCATTGCATCGCGTCGAACACTATCAAGTTTGCTGTACCAACCGAACCGGTCTTTGAGCTCTTGATCGACGCGAGCAATGTCGTTTGAAAGCAGCATGTCGATCTCGGAGTCGCTCAGCCCAATGCCGCCAGCAGGGTCTAAATTCCTGCCTGCACCGCAAGTGATAAAACCCGCGCTGCATTTGTACGCATGACTCCTGACGCCCTCGTGGCGCTTTAGCATTTTTGTCAGTCGTTCGCTGTTCATTTCCGCAACTTCATCAATTTGTCTGCACCGCGTATACCGAAAGATGCGCTGACGGCTAAAAAGAGCAGGTACTGATACCACTCTGGCAGCGCATTCAACGCCTGAAACCCCATCTGAACGCGATCTATCACTGCCGTATCATTCATGGCAATTGCGTAACCAACCATGAATACGGGTATCGCTAGCACTACAGTCCAAAACTCGTCCTTCCAACTCGACGCACTCGCCGAGGCCATTTTGGCTTCCCACTCTGCGCCATTACGAATGACCTGCATTTTCGCTTCATGCTTTGCCTGCTTCTCATCTCCACGCTGCTTCATCCAAGTGCCGGCGATTTCAGCCACAGGGCCTAGCAGGCTGCCGATAAGACTCATTTACCATTCCCTCGGTTCTGCCAGGCCGACGCTCCGTAGTAACTGGCGACGAGCGCGGCAGTGCTGACGTAATACGTTGGCGCCATGTTCCCTAGCAAATCAGCCGCCTGCGTCAGTCCAAACCAGCTGCTTACAACAACCAGCGACGGGTAAAGCAACATGCCGAGCAAAGCAAACCAAGCCATCGCTCGCTGAGCCTGCGCCTTCTCCATGGATTGCTTTAAATTCTGCAAGTCTCTACTCATCTCCAATTCTGAGTCCGTGACAACCCCGTCTCCGTCTGCATCAAACTGCTCGAAGTCACTTTGAGGCTGTAATCGTTTTCCACTCATATCAGTCATAAAACGTCGTATTAGGGCGCACTTTCACTGGGATGCAGTACGCCGTCAGATTTTTTTGCGAGTTGTACACTCTGCGTTTATCGACCGGCGATATAGCACCAGTCTCCAACAGATAAGCAAAGCGATTGCAGATGTAAGCGTTCCTAAAATGAAAGTCTCCTGTCTGTAAGCGTTCACCATCAACAATCATCACCAGCAAAAACGCCATAATCATCCGAATGCCTTGATGATTAACGCGACCAAACCAACAGCAACCGCGCTCCCTAGTAAAAGTGTGGTGCCGCCTACGAGCAGCTGTCGTGTCAATTCCTCTCGCTGTTTTTTCTTTCTAGCCATATACCGTTGCTGCTCTTGATGCCTGCGTTTGTTTTCGGCAATCGCCTGGTCGTATTGCGCCAGTAGCGTCGAATCCATCGCTAACAGCAGCGTTCTAAGTTCATGCTCGTAGCGCTCTTGGCTGCGACGAATCATGCTGAGCTTCAGAACGTCGCCATTTGAGAGCTTCGTAAATCCACTCGATTTAGACTTCTGAAATTCGTTTAACCCAGCGCCGAAATCCGCGAGCAAGCCCATCGCTGTTTCTATAGATGCTTTGCCCTCATTAACTGCACCAATCGTATCTGACACTTGTTTCAGGACAGCTGAGGCCATCAGCACGCTTTCTATCACCATCGGCCATCACCTGACTAACAATTGTGGTAAGGCGACAGCGATTATGACTGTTGCGTACACCCCCCAGATCATCATTTCCAATTTGTCAAAGCGCTTGTCACCACGCTCTAGCCGCCGCTCAACTTCCTCGTGACGAATGCCAACCTCGCGCTCTAGCGCTTCGATCTTTGCGATGGCCTCTTGCGTCGGTGTCACTGAACGACTGCCGCCTCTTCATCCTCGGCTGGCTCATCTTCTGGCTCTGGCAGTTGCGCTTGCGCCTGCGCCTGTATTTTCATCATCAGTGGCCATGCTCCTGATTTGCTAGGTAACTCACCTAGCACGTTCAAGATGTCCTGCACCTCGCCTTGTTCGAGTTTTAGGGTTAGCTCCATGGGGTTCCATATCCTTCCGTTGGTGTAATTTTTAAGTCGATGTCTGATTGCAACGCTGCCTCAATAGCGTCCTTGTCGACGCCATTTGCATAGATCCACGTCAGACAGTTTTCTTGAGTAACTTTGTCATAAGCAATGAATTCGCTGCTGCTTGCGTCGTAAGTAAGTCCGCAGGTGCCATATGAACTTGCTGCGTAGTCAGTGCCGCTAGCGGTTTCCGTCGCATTACATCGCCAGTGGATATTGTTGATACCGCCATCGCTAAGTGCGCGGTCGCATTGCGATACCACCCATGTAATTGTTGCTGCCATTAAATTGCCTCCGATTGTGCTGCCGTGTATGCCGCTTTTGCTTCGTTTGTGAAAAATTGCGTTGCAAGGGCTTTCACGTCTGCGCTTTCGTTGCTAACGTCATCGGTTGGGTTAACAACGTGACGATTAAACGATCTGCTGATCTCTGTGCCGTCACGACTTATGATGGTCGCAGTGCGGACTTGAAAAACTTTCCAACCTCCACAATCCACGATTTCTATTTTGTCCTGCACTGAACTTTCT